TAGAGGGTGAGTTAGAAAAGGTGAGAATGACTGAAGCAGCTGTAGAATCAATAGGCTGATAGCCTAGCAATCTAGCTAGCTTTAATACGTTATCTCTTTGGCTTGCCGTTGTAATAAAAGACTCATTAATAGAACGGTCAATATAATAATTAAGTTGGTCGCCAATATATGTAAACAGTTCTAGCATGGTCATGCCAAAGTCTGCTGGGTCACGAGTGGTCCACTTAGGGGCAAAGTATGGAATTAGGTCAATTAACTCTTGCCTCAAGGACTCGTAGTCTCTGGAGGTATAGTCAACCTGCGGGATGTAATTAGTTGCCATTGTTATGCCTTCCTGATTAACTCGCCAGACCTGCTGAAGAATCCGCTAGTCAACTGTAATGATTGAGTCAATGTGACAAGACCCTTTCTATATTCTATCTCAACTTCAATAAGACCATTATCTGTATCTACAATTGGGTTAACATTTAATAGCTCTAAACCTGGAAGCCAGGTAGCAAAACAAGTAGCTACTGAGCTTCTAATGGTCTCGGTGCTTTCTTCTATGTTCTCAAATAAAGACCTATTTACATCACTACCAAAGTTTGGACGCATAACTCTCTCGCCAAACTTAGTCATAACAGTCAACAGTACTTGGTCTTGGATAATCTTTTTTTCATCAGTAGTGTAAGCAACTTCTCCAAGAGAGTTAAAAGAAAACGGCAGGGATATAGCACGCTCGCTCATAGCTCAACTCCCATCCATACTGGAAAATTAGGGTCTCCGCCCTCAAACATAACCCACACTTTTTGACCTATCTTAGGTACTAGTCTATGCGGTGTATGCTCAGGTGTCAGGTTTGTCTCCTGGTCATCGTTCCATTTGTTATCAGTATCAGCAGTTGTTTCATGTTCATGGTCTAGGTTCCATGTGGAGTCTGGGGTTTTACCTGTGTGGTTATTAGTGTGTGCGTCATGAGCGTCATGAGCAAGGCTAATTACAACAGGATGAGTATGCGCTGTTCCCGCTGATGCGGCGCCACTGGTAATAGTGGTCGAATGAGAAGCGTGGGTAGCGTGTGTAGCGTGAGCCTGTAACAAAGCGGCTACCTCAGACGCTAGGTGCTTTTTGTGGTCTGGATGGTTGCTGTTTGACGTAACTGGCAAACAGCCTCTAGCCCACTCCGTTGGCTCTTCGCCAAGTACCTGGGGTACTTGCAATCTAATACGGTTATCTTTATCAGGGTCTTCAATATCAATAACAACACCCGAATAGATTCCGTAAAATCTCTTATCATCAATCATCGAAGGGCCTTTGCTCTTAATCTGTCAGTAACTGCCTTGGGTTTATTAACCTTAGGAGGTGCTGGTATTTTAGGGGTAGGGCTAGCAGCTCGCCAAGTAGATGGGGTTCTTACTTTAGTTGTTGTTTTTTTTCTGTTATCAATTTTACCAAAGCTGCCCTGTTTTCTATTACTGGTTCTACGGTTACTCTTAATCAGCTTACTGTTAGGGTTTCTTTTAGTTTGCGATACTCCTGGAGAAATAAATCTTGTAGGGGTATCTGGTGGGGATGTGATTAGAGTGCCATCAGCCCATCTAGTTGCTCCGCCAACAGCGTCAGAACCAACGTTTATATTAGTAGTATATGTGTAAACGTTTCTTTCAGTTTCTACAATTACATGCTCTGTGCCTAAGACGGTCCAATATCCAGAATAGGTATCGCCAACTCCCTGAAGATATACAGGAATGTTAGGTCTAATCGATGGGTCTCCCAAAACAGATGCGCTCCCACGGTATGGAAATGCGGTTCTTGCCTCAGCTGCTTGAGACTCAAACTTGGCAATCTCTGGGTTAGGGGTAACCGCTAAAGACTCAAACCTATCAAAAAACTCTTCTTGGCTTACGCTTCTTGTCTTAGCGTTTCTTTTTTGTACTGTTTGTTTAACAGGTACCTTAGAAAATCTATCAACACCAGTTACAGCAACTGCTGCTTTTGGGTTTCCATCCCAATCAATAGACTCACCAATTACTGGTCTGAAAGAGTATAGGGTTGAACCCTTAGGGTTTTGAGCATCTCGTAGTATGAACTTAGGGCATTGCGTACGGTATCTTTGGTAGTCTGTAAGTATAGGTTCAAAATACACTTCAGTGTTTTCAGCTCGTAGTGTGTATCCAACCTGCTTAGCAAGTCTTACAGCCATTTGCCAACCTGTGTAGCCAGCCTGTGATATTTGTTCAAACACTCGTTTGTGAGGCACACCAATAAAGTTTAATTTATGCTGTAACGCAATAGCCTTAACCACTTGGTCAGCCGTGTGCTCTCGATACACTTTTTGAGACGCCTGTTTCATAGGAAACGACCCGCCAATAACTACTACATCGGTATAGTTTTTACCAGGAGTAATGCTTGGTTGAATGTGATGTACGTATCCAGTAAAATTTCTAGAAGTCTTATCTCCAGTTATAGAAGCTAGCACTGGAGTACCAGCTTTTATAGTGTTATAAGAGGGGTCCCAATCTCTGTAGGTAAGCACCAACATTTCATGCTCGTATACTTTTTGGTACAAGACAGCTTTATAAATGAATTGTGGTTCATCAGCATTGCCATCAGGAAAGGTTACCTTTATTGGTTTAAACATTAGGTATCCTAAGTATTGTTCCAGGAGCTATGTTTAATGGGTCTGTAATCTCAGGGTTGTAATCTAATATGTACCACCACATTGAAGGACGTCGATAGTATTTATGAGCTATTTGGTCTAGTCTTTCTCCGCTTGCATACGTGTGAGTAAAAAACGATAAAAAACCTATGTCTGGAAAATCGTAAAATACAGTTGGATTCTCTGGTCCATTAGGCGTTACAGAAAAAAAGTCTACGATAGAGTCGTCATATCTAGAGCCAATATAGATTGTCATGTTTATCCTAAGCGATAGTAGAGCCTGCGAATGCAGCGCAAGAGAAGGATACAGTTGTTCTAAGAGGAATCATGGTTTCAGTAAACATAATATGATTTATGTTTAAGCTGGTAATCCAACCAACAAACGACAAAGACTTTGTAGCATCTGGTCCAAGTCTAAAAGCCAATAAGGATGGT